TCGAGAATCACCAGCCCACCGGCCGTCAAAGCAGCGCTCTTAACCCTCTGATAGACTGTGCCGTCTGGCAAATCGTCCAGGTCTTCACCAGTCCATTTAGTTGACGGGTCATAACCCTCTTTGTAGAGGATATTTTCGTCGAGCTTGATAATCCCAGCATCCAAGTGAAGCGTCTTAACCCTGGCATAAACTTCCCCATCAGGAAGATTATCAAGGTTATCCCCTATCTTAGAAAGGTCAATCGTATTATCGGGGTCTATCCAGACAAAGTCGCAGTTCTCAGCCAAGATATGCTCGGCATAGAGGGTGCCAACGCTCAGCCGGGAAAAGTAGTTCTCCAAGTCGTCAGGCTTGATATTTAAGTTATCCAGCGCTTTCCTGGCGTTCTGCCAGTTACCGAAGTTGAAAGCCAGCTCCCACCTGTTCTTTCGAACATCATAGTAGCGAGTATATCTCCCGATGTTCCCTACCCGGTAATCCCCTTCCCTAGAATCCGTAACCTTTATGTAGTCAAATGCCTCAGTCCCAGTGTTGAGTGGCACTGAGGCAGCACCGGCCTCGCACCACATGACAGCTTGTGCGAGTATGGCTTCGGCTATTGCCGTTCCCTGAGCATCGCTGGCAAGCCGTGTTCTCTTGAAGTGAGCCTTCGGCAGTATGTCATAGGAGTCGTGGTCAATAGCATACCCGCCATACTGAGGATCATCATCCTCGCGAGAGCATACTGTGACATAGTTTGGGGTTACAAGCCTATTCCTTAACGCTTTAGCAAAGAAAGGATGCCCACTCTCCAGGCTGTATTCAGAGTCGTATACCACCCCTGTCGTAGTGGGCTTGAATATATGTATCTTTCCGTCTGCCTTGACTACCTTTACATTCAGGGTATAATCGAGAAGCCGATCTATCGCAGAGTTTCTGTTATTCCCAGCATAGATGCGGAAGGCATCTTTGGGAATGTAAGTATCTGCCAGGTTATCATAGCCGGCATCCCACTCTACCTCGTAAGCCTTGCAGTGGTCGAAACAAGTTAATGTCGCCCCGGCGATGGCATCTGTTATCTCTTTGACTGATAGAACATCGTCCTCGTCTGGCTGGTAGGCTTCGCTTGCTTCATCCTCAGCCATATCGTTGCAGATGCCGATAAGTGTAAGTGTGCACTCTAACTTCTTGGGGTCAGAGTCAAACTCTTGGTAGCGAACTGTCATTGGAGCTAGGGCAGAATATTCCTCCGGGCTGTCCTCATTAGCCGTGATTGCTCCGTAGGATAGGACTCCCTCATAACCTCTGAGGTCGAGGTCAGTCAGCGACTTGTCGCTATTGTCCAGCGTTATCGTGATAGTCTGAAAGCTGCCGTCACCTGTTTCCTTAATGTTGAGTATCTGTGGCTTGGCATAGGTGTAGGAAGATGCCCCAAGAGTTAATTCAATCTTGACCAGAGCATCTACAAAACCAGCCTGTTGAGCTGCTAATAAAGTATCTGTTAGTGTCCTCATTTTACTTTAACGCTGTAATTCCCTATGCTTGTCCTGGCGGTCGGAGCCGTGCCGTCAATGACTTCTACTGAGCCCTGCCACCATCCTTTTGCAGAGCCAGCTACCGTATTGTAGAAATGCTCATAGATTCCGTCTTCTAGCCTGCCGGTAACAACAATCTCATCTTCGTCAACTTGTGTTTCTCCGTCTGCATCAACCCAAGTCACTAAAACCGAAGTTGGCTCAACCAGGGCATCATCGTCGTCATAGACATACACCAATGTTCGTATGCTCGCCTTTGCCGTGAACTCTATAATAGTTTCTATATTCATTCTCTACTCTCCTGTTATGACTCGCACTTTGCGCTTTTGAGTGGTAACTGTGTTCACCTTTCGCTTCTGGCAGGTGACTACATTCACCTTGCGATATTGAGTGGTAAGGATTAGCAGCCTTAATACCCTGCCAAATTGTCCTAGGGCTCCGGTATCCCCAACCTTTATTGCTTCAAGAATGGCTAATTCAATTAGGTTATTAACTGAGTTTGAATCGCCTATCTTGATACCCTCAATGATGGAAAGAGCAATACCTCCTATATCAAGCTCAGCTAGTTCTATGTCTCCTAGCTTTAGGCCATCCTTAATACCAAGGCTAGCAAGTAGGGATTGGATTATGGCATCTCCTACTTTTATGCCATCGGATGCCTGAATATCTGCCAGCATCTCTATAAGGCTTGTGTCTCCTACGTTTAAGCCATCCACAATAGCAAAGTAGAGAATAGCTTCTCCAAGTGTAGCAGTGTCTCCTAGCTTCATCCCATCTGGACGAAGTAAATTGGCAACCATCTCCATTTCATTAACAAAGGAGAAGCGGAAAGGGAAGGTATATGGGAATGGAGCATATAGAGAGTCTCCCAATTTTAAACCATCACTGATTGCCAGCCTAGCTAAGATGGAGAGACTATCGCCCAGCTTTGTGCCATCAGAAACAAGGAGGGGTATGATTAAGTTTCTAATACCAGAATCCCCAAGTTTTATACCATCTACAACAATAAGAGACAAAAGAAGACCAGTAGCATAGGAGCTGTCCCCTATCTTCAAGCCATCACTAGCTAATAAGCTGGTTAAGATGGAGATACTATCCCCAGACTTCAAGCCTTCACTGGCCAGCAGGTGGGCTAAGAGGGAGAAGCTATCTCCAGCCTTTAAGCCATCTACTCTGCTTACCATTCCAAAGGGGTTATTTGTGTCCCCTGATGTTAAGCCATCAGCTCTTGATAAGCCAGCAAGCATACTTCTGAGTCTACTATCACCTACTGAGATTGAATCAGTGATACTTAACTCAAAAGCTCCTCCCTCTGTCCCTGTGCCATAGAGGGATATTTCTGTTTGGGAAACTGAATACAAACCATAATCTTCAGGGACACAATATTGCCCTGCTCTATCACCAGAATAACCAGTAGTAATAGTACGAGCTTTCTCTATCTCTACTTTAGGGGTAGCAATAGCATCAACGCCAATGTATTCTCCAGCCTCTATATCAATAGCCAACCCAGTGCAAACATTGTATCCAGCGCTTACCTCGCCATATTCTTCAGCATCATGGCAAGTAAAGTAGTTAGACCCTTCATCAGTGAAAGTGCCGAACCTAATACTATTGTTAGGGCTGGCGATATACATATATACTTCTACTGTGTCTATCTCGCCAGTTGCATTGGCGCTATTGTAATAAGCAATACCAGTCCAGTAATAAGTCCCACCACCATCGCTCAGTGTCAGATTGCTACCTCTATCAATCGCTGCGCTCCCCACATCAATCGTTCCCTTCTCCCCTATGTTGAGGTCTTGAGGCGGGACTTTTGCTATTCCAACTCGAAAGGACTTGGCTCTCTTAACAATGTTCTGGACTTTAGCTTTATTTGCCTTGACATCTTTCGCACTGCCTTTGACGAATGGTTGCCTGACCTGTCCCTTCCGTGATGGCACTTTCTTCCATTCATCTATGAAGTTAAGTCCTTTATCCCAACAATGCTGATGGAAGGCATAGAAGTAGTTAAGACACTTCTCTATCTCTGTCTTAATATCGGCATCGGAGGCATCCTTGCCAGGGTAGATAAAATGGGAATGAAAGGGAATATCAGGATATTTGTCATAGTTGGGGTCATCAGGGTTTAGGAAGAAGTCAAGCCGTAGCTTGGCTCTATTCTTGTGTGTTCCACAGCCAGACAATTCTATCTTTGCATAGGGCATTTAGCACCTTCTGTATAATACTCGCAAAGTGTACTCACCTACTTTCCTTCAGGATTTTATAGGACATTATTTCTCCTACTTGGTTTCAGCTTCTATTTCAGCTTGTCTCTCAGCAGCCGACTTGATATTTGCCCTCTTGACTATTTCCTTCTTGACGTTAGTAGGCAACTCCTTAATTGAACCAGCTACAATTATGCCTTGGTTAGCAAGATAGGTCTTTAGTAACTGCTTGTCATCTGTGGATAAAATAGTATTCGTCTTATCGTCTAGGGCTAATTTACATATTGCATCGGCACACTGCCTTGCCTTGTTAAATATAGCGTTATTAGCCCAGATGTCCAAATCAACTATATCCCACTCAAGAGCTTTCTGGACTTCATCGTCTATTTCTATATTAAATGTTTTCATAAGCCCCCTTATACTAATTTGACTATATAAAGATACGTTCTAGTAGATTCCACAAATTCTCCCGTTCCTGTGATTGACCTAAAGTATGCTTCAACGTAATCCGTTGCTGCCATAGTATAAATAGAGAAACAGGTAACATACATTTGGAGGCTTGCCCCAGAACTGTATAGTGATTGAAGAACCAATCCACTACCATTGCGGTATATCCACGCTTGGTAGTATTCGCCATCATCTACATCATCCATCATGGATGATACCATAACTAAATACGTGCCAGCTTCCGTGCAAGTCCATTTGGCGTGATATAAGTCATAAGTGTCTGTATTCACCATAATGTCAGCAGTCAGAGTAAGTTCGCCAGAATCAACGAAGGCAGCAACAGTAGTGTAGGTATTATCTGTTTTATTATGTATGGTAGCCCCAACATCGGAAGCCTCAAAACCACCATCTGCATCATGCAACTTGAAGGCTTCAGTAGCATCTGCTGTTCCCGATATTAACCTTGAATTAAATTCATTCTGGGTATCTGTTACCTCAGTATCGAACTTTAGCTTAATATAACTAGCATCCAAATATGATGGCTGGTCTGCACTCATGCCAACAACAGCTAACGCCTGCTTGGCTAGGGTGAGGATACCAGCGGCACTTAACAGAAAAGCCTCAACTCCTGCAACCTTGCCACGAATCGCATCTTCATCAGCAGATTGCTCAACCTCAAAGCCAGTGTCGCCATCAGCATCTATGATTTTAGTGTCCTTATTGAGAATACCTACAGTTCCAGCCCCAGCACCATGAACTCCTGTGGTCAATCCAGCATGGGTAGCAATATCGGCAGCCCAATCAAGCAGGGTTTTAACTTCAGCCAAGGTCTTCTTGGCAAAAGCCCCTGAGCCTGAAGCCACTAGAAAGTCATTGGCAGCAGTAGCTAAAGCATGAGTAATATAGTCAGTAACAGCAGTGTAAGCTGCTGTTCCTAACCCCAAGATAGTCTTGACTTCTGCTAATGTCTTCTTAATGAATACGCCAGCGCCAGAAGCTACAAGGAAATTACTAACGGCAGTGGCCAGGGAATGCTTGATATACTGAGGATGGTCATCATCAGCCAGTCCTGTGAGTTCTCCATGGTCTGTGACACCACCACCAGCACCCTGAAGGTCAACCCAACTCGTGCCATTGTAGACATACCACTTGTGCTCATCATCCCTGTAATAGAGCTGTCGCTCAACAGGAGATTCGGGAAAGCTGTTGCCATGAACAAGCTCGTGGCTCGCCTCAGATTCCCACTCTACTTTAGTAAGCTCTGCCCCTACATCAATATGCTTTATTCCTGAGTCTGCCATTGTTTACCTCCAAGGGTATCTCTTATGCTGCGTCATCGGCTGCGGTGACTGTGTAGGTCAGGTTCACTACGTTGTCATCAACCACAGGTTGAGATGCAGCGAACTTTCCAGCACATGGCATAGTACCACCACCAGCTACATTGCCCTTAGTAGTAGGAGCAGACCCACCACCTACCAAGGCTGCTCCATAAAGCGTCTTAGTGGCATTGGCTTCAAAGGATGCCTTGCTAGCTGAGTTAGTTATTGACTTAGCAGTTGATTCCGCCTCAACATACGCAGGTCTGGTAGCTTCCTCATAGGCTTCCCACTCAGTAAATACAGGTACCGCATAAGTGGTATCACCATCAGGTGTGACGTCATCCTCAAATATCACACAGTACCAAGCTGTAATCTGCGTATCAGCATGAAAAAAAACATTGAGTATTGAGTTCAAACCCTCATCAGTGATGATGTTCTCAGCTCTGCTCCTAGAGATTAAGTTACCAAGTTTGTCCTTGACTTCAATATCAAAGACACCCTTGAACTTCCCTCCGTGCTTTAGGTTTTCTGGTAAATTAACTTTTACTTTTTGCATGTTCCCTCCTTTTTAGCCTCTCGGGTAAAATTCCCAGGATTGAGGCCTGGTTAGCCCATTGAGGCTGTTTTGATAAATAAGAAATTGTTTGTCTGCCCAATTCTGATACCATCTTACAGACGCAGGGACTATCTGAATCCGCATCTTATTGAGCCACGCCTGGGCAGCCTTAGCCACAACGCCTTCTACTAAGACCCTCTCCAGTGCCGGGTTTAATGTAGATGCAGATTCGGTCAATGAGTGAACCTTATGGCAGTAGAGATAGACATCATCCCCGGATGTCGGCGCAGTGGCGACATTGATTCTCAGCGTATTCCCGAAAACGCTAACATCCCGGAAATCAGGCGGATCGCTCCCTGTGGGATATTCTGCTTTTTCTACCTCAAGTAAGTCTGTAATCGCGCTGATGTCCACTTCCTTTGTGCCATCGCTAACTACTGTCTCTCTGACTTCGTAAGGTCTTTCCTGAGAGATTTCTACCCGTACCTCGTTAATGTGCAAGTCCAGCTCATCATCGGCAAACTCATAGGTATTGCCAGTATATTCATCCCGGAGCATTTGACGACAAACGCCCCGAATGGCGGATAGACTCTTCTTACTCATAGGTGACCTCCTTGAACCACAGGAGAGAAAGGTGTCTTTTTTTCACCATGGTTCACCTACCTTCTATTGCGGCCTTGCCCTGTGCTGCGGGGTATCTTGCATCCCCCTCTTCTCTTGTTTGCTCTGACCCCTCCACCGCTCCCATCTTTTCTGGGTGTTCCTTTAGTCATGCTTCACCTACTCTTTCACCGGCTGGAGGCAGAAATCCTCTAGCTCTTCCTCGGTCATTGAGTTCGCCATGTCAATTACAGCCTTTTTATTTTTCACGCTTTTTATGGCACTTTCACCATGACGCTTATAGCCTAGTGCCATACACGCCGTGGTCTTCATTGCCGGACTTTCAGCAGGCATATTTACCTCCTTTTACACAAAACATATAAATGCGTACTTAGATAATAGAGATGTTGGTAGTCTCTAGTTACTCGGTCTATCTCCATGAAGTCTTGAAGTAGTCTCTTTTGAACCTCAACAGACTTGAAAAGCACTATCCCATTAAGAAGATAGGGAATGTCCCCTTTCTTCTTGATTACGTCAAACCCCTGGATCTCCAATTCATTCAGGAATGATGGGGGTGTATAGCCCCGGACATGGATTACTCCGTCAATGTATCCTGCCAGGCCGTTCGGTGTCGTTATAAGCAGATAGCCTTCGGATCTTAATACTCTCTTAATCTCTTGAAAGGTGGCATCCGCATCCGGCACATGCTCAATCACTTCCCTGCAAATAACAACATCAAAGGTTTGATCCTTAAACGGCAGGTACGCAACATCAGCCCCTATAATCTTTTTTTCAGGCTGTGTGATGAGGTCGGTCCTGACAATTCTCCCATTGATTGATTGGAGCAATTCATCTTCTACCCACTCCCTTGAACCAATGGACAGGACATCTTTCCCGTCGCACAAATCACCCAATAGTTCAAGGCAAATGCGGTTGCGGTTATGGCAATACCACAAGTCGGTCTGGTAAGAAGGTCTTTTAGTATTTGCCCAGCTTTTTCCACTGGCTTTGGCGTAGCCAGTATAGAGTTCTACGGTATTGCCCGTTTCCTTAAACCTGTCTACGACTTCCTGCATGCTCACCTTTTCTTTTATGTTTTTTCCTGGGCATCTGTACCATCTTCTCGATTTCCGCAATGACGGGCTTCCAGTATTTCTCCATCACCGTGGGTATATCGTATTCCAGCGCCTTTTCCCTGGCTGCTATCTTTCTTTCAGCCAGCTTGCCCGACTTCTTCTCCTGGTAAGCCTCCTCAAGATACTCGACAATCTCGTCAGGGTCGGCTCTTCCTTCCCAGGATGATTGCTCGTCAAATTCGGGTATCATTCTCTTGAGAATCCAGCCCCCGCCACACAGCTCAGGCTGTGCCGTATTGTTGGAAACAATGACGGGGACCCCCGCCGCTTGTGCCTCTATGGTCGGTATCCCGAATCCCTCTCCCTTTGAATTGCTCAGGAAAACATCGAGTGAGTTATACATATTGTTCATCGTGGGTGCAGGGATGCCAGTTAGCTTCATCTCCACCATAGAAGGAAAGCGGGTTACATCTTGAATCATCAGATTTTCCCGCAACGCCTGGAGGTTGCGCCCTCTTGATTCCGAAGCGTCTGTGTGGCAATACATCATCACATCATCGTGATATTTCTTGAACTTACTTAATGCGAGAAAGGCAGATGTCCAGTCCTTTCTTTCACGGACATTCGTGCCTACTTTGCCTATGACGAACTTATCAGTCCAGCCTACATTTTCCCTCTGTATCTGGCGTATCTCCAAATTGGGATAATAAGCGTTACAGTCAATCATGTGGGGAACGTAGAAGCAATCAATTTTGAGGCGCTTCATTTCCTTTTCCCCGAACTTGGACATGGCGATTGGCTTATAAATCCCCGGGTGGTTTTTGAGCACACTATAAACCCCCGGTGGCATAGGTTCATGGTCAATAGGTGTCCAGGGAAACCATTTAAGGTTTGCCGATAATTCGCCCTGAACCCATACATCTATGAGCGTGATTAAGCAATCAGCCTTGAAGTGGTTATAAATTCTCTCTGCCCATTTTGCGCCATAATCTTCACCGGGGTTAGGGTAGATAGGTATGTCGTTCCAGTAAATAATGCCACCTGCCAGCCCATAGTAGGCAAAGATGGCAACTGTATGCCCAAGTCCCCGTAATTCTAGGGCTAGTTGCGCTGGTTGTATTCCGTAGCCTGTCTGGTTGAAGGGTGAATTACCAGTAAGTAAAACCTTCATAAACCTCCTTAATAAATGGGGGAGGCCTGGCTTTCAGGAGCAACCTCCCCCCTTGTAGCTTCTCCTTGCCCGCTATTAGTCACATAGTCTGGCCGCTAGTTCCTTGTCCAGAGTTTTCACCCCGAAGAGGATGTCTACCGAGATGCGGTTTGCCTTAGCAACAGTGTCCCCGTCAAGGGCTACCCTACAGGATATGCCCTTGTAGTTCTGAGTGCTGCAGTTGACTCCGCCGATATAAGGTTCCAGTGGTGCGCTAACAAGAGCGAAGGCATTCTTGTGGAAAGCCAGGTTCACCTTGCCGGCACTCTGAAAGGTAACAACGGCATTATCAAGCAATGCAGCATCAAGAGCTGGGGTAAAGGTAATGTCAATTTCAGCAGTTGCATCGGCCAGGACAGTGCTACCGGTTACGATTAGATAGCCCCTGTCACTACCCACTACCTTGAAAACATCGCCAGCAGCGATAGCGCCTACTGTTCCACCTGCATCGAGTGTCGCAGCCGTAGCACCGGCAGTAGCAGCTCCCTTGAATGCCAGCGTGTCATCGTTGGAGTTGCTTGCCCAGGTCGGCACATTCTGAGACATATAGTAGTCCGCGCCCAGTACACGCCCGATGCGGTATTCGTCAATGGTGAGGGACTTGCCCCTCTTGTCGGCGTGAAGTATTGCATCAAGCGCAGCGTATTTCGCCTGAGTAACAGGACACAGGACTACCCGTCTTTCGGTAATAGGACATTTCTGAATGTCCAGTTGTGCCATGAGCCCGGCCAGGTCGCTTATCGCCGGAGTGCCAGCAACCGGGGTGTGCCCCGCTACAGTCTTGTAGATTTCGCTGAAGATAATTTCATCCACATTCTGAGCGTGTTCTCGCATCATCGGCTGCAACACCTGTTCTGAAAAGCTCACAAGATCCAGCGACATTTCCTGCGAAGTTATGTGCGCCGTAATGTCGTAAAACTTATCCAGAATAACCTGAACACTTGACTCGACTATTTCCTGGGCAGCGACAGTCGTTGAAAAGGCACTTGCCTCAAATGTCGCTGGCTTGCGGATAGTAACCGTTGCCCCTACCTTTTTGAACTCTTTAGAGTAATCCCGGTGGACAAGGTTAGCCATGACTAATTCGTTCTCCAGGACCAACAGAGCTTCTTTAGCTATGATGTCTGAAGTTAATAGAGTTTGCGTCATTTTTTATCCCTCCTATAATGGGAATTTGTCTGGTTCTTCCTTTTTCCGTTGAGCAGCGTAGTCTTCCATTGACTGCTTCCCTCGCTGCTCAAGGGTAGGTGTTCCATGAGAACCGCCAGTCGTCGGCACAGATATAGGAGTCACTTTCTCGCCTTCAACTTCGCCCTCTGGTGGTCGTTCACCCGTTGGCTTCAGTCGTTTGGCGAGTGCTTTGGCTTGCTCTACAGTTGTCAGGTTAAGTTCCTTAACACCATCTTTGAGCGTCTGTGGGTTAATTCCAGCTTCCGCGGCAATCTCCCATAGGCTCATTTCCATCTGGTGCTGCTGGGCAGACTTAACCGTCTCTGCGTGCTCAGCCTCTTTGCGGTCTTGCTCTTGCTCTCGCTTTTTAAGCTCAGCCTCGCGAGCGTCCAAGCCCTTTCCCCTGTTCTTTTCAACTTGCTTAGCCTGGTAAGCTACCAACTTGTCGGGGTCTCGCTGCGCTTCCGCTAGTTCCGCTGCATCCTGTTGCCTTTCCCATTCCTCTATCTTGGCGAGTCGTGCCTTGACAGATTCCTCTTGGGCATCGAGGGCAGCTTTCTTTTCGGATAGCGCTTTATCATCTCTACCTCGCTTAATGCGGTCAGCTTGCAGAGCCTTGTCTAGCTCCTCCTGTGTGTGAGTCTTGGCTTCATCCGGTGGAGTAGTCCCTTCGCTACCCTCAGAAGCCTTTCCAGAATCCTGGAGGGAATTCTCCTGGGTCTCTTTGGTTTCGTCCTTCATTTGAACCTCCTAAATAGAAAATGCCTCAGAATGTAAAAGATTTTCTGAGGCTAGTGCCACTCTTAAAGGCGGTGGCCGCCCAACGACCCTTATTTTCTTCCCTTCCCTACACTTCTCGTTGGCTTACATCCACCTCTACCCCTGTTTGCTCTAGTCCCTCCACCAGAGCCATTTCTTTTAGGTACTCCTTTCATCGGTCTCCTCCTTATTTTGCTGGTGTGTAGCCTTTCATCTAGGCCAATATGCCAGAAACTTATCTGGGTGATTCGAGTATATATCCCTAGCTACATCGCTGGTATAGCTATATTGCTTGGCATAGACTAGCCATGCATCCAATTCGGGATGCTGGATCCTAAAAGTTATCCTTTCTTGACCTTCATGCTTGGTATAATAAGTCTGGTACAGATTGAAAACCTCCCTTGTCGGAATTTTAGTAAAATCTCTTTCTTGCCACAGCCCCATATCAACCATCGTGTCATAGAAGTCCTTATTTTCAATTAAGAACCAGTCATCCTCATACCATCCCGCCGAGTAATCCACGCCCTCTTTTTTCCTTATCCCGTAATAGTCAACATAAGTAGTAACAAGATTGTCTGGGATATTCTTTTCAAGAGCTTTCTTTGTATAATAAGCTGTTCCAAAATTAGTAAGTTGCCCTTGAGCATTAAATAAAAGTTCTTTCCGCGCGGTTTCTCTAGGTATATCCCCCTCAATATAATTGGGTGATGTCCTGTCTCCGTAGGAATCGTACAGGTCAAAGTCCTCTCGATAGCCGACCTGAAGCCTGAGAATGTTCTCGTTCCAGTCTGAGCCATCATCGGTTAATAATTTGTTGTCGAGTGCCCATTGGCGGACTTCCTTGTTATCTATCAGCCATAATCTAGTCTCGACGCTGCTGGCTCCGAACTCATCAACGACCTGACCTCTCTCGACCCAGCCTTCGACAATACTTTCTAATGTTGGGTTTGCCTCCGTCCCCACATTCAAAGCCTCAATGCGCCTTATATCATCCCTGAACTCAGGGTTATCGGTGTATAATTCTTGAATAGCTCTATCCCTGGCGGTAAGCCCATCTGGACCCTTAAATGTGTCATCGAGCCCACTGTAAGCATCGAGCAAATCAGAATTAGCCTTGTTCTTTAGTTTCAGTTGTGTAACGGCATCTAAATCTTGGAGTATCAAAGCGTTTTCAGGTATGTCTAAGGATTTAGCCAGCGCCTCCACCTTATTGACTGCCTCAAGACTGTATATTTTCGCCTTGTCCCATAGAACCAGCAGGGCGTTTTCTTCAGGGTGAGTCCTTAGCCAATCCTCTCTAGGGTTAGCATAAATCTCTGGATGATTACCAAGAAACTCTGCTTTCTGGGAGTCGGGTAATGAGTGGTATTGCGTTAATAAGACATATTGAGCCTGAGTCATATTCCCGAGATAAGCCTTTGGATAATCTTTATCGAACTTGTCTAATTCGTCTGCATCGGTGATTTTCTGCCTAGCCAGCCATTGTGTGTGATATTGCTCAAAGGTATCTCCCTCAGCTGGGTCAGCATTGATGCTGGTCAGCCTCTTATTAGGGAGTAAGTTTATCTCTCTTACGATGTCTTTAGCTTGGGCAACCGATAATACCATTTCAGATATATTCCATTTGTCCGAAAGCATATCGTAAGTCGCCCCGCCAATCATTCTGCTTATTTCTGAGTAGTAATCTCCCACATCGTAAACTGCATTTTCTACTGTGTAAGGCAGATTATCACCCCTTTGTGGCAGGCCGAGTTTCTGTTCAGCCGTTTCCCAATTATCGCTCCATGTTTGAACCCCAATACCGAGCAACGCTAGTGTCCCATATCCCACACCTGCTATCCCGGAATCCCTCACAGCTTCAACTAAGTCCTGAATAAACAGGGGAGTTAGCTTTTCAAAGATTATCTTTTCAGCGTTCTCGGCACTTAATTCCTCACCTATAAATGTCTCGCCTGACTTCAAATCCCACAATAACCCGGGCATTGGAGCGAGCTTTGACCTGAAGAAATAAACGCCAACATCTATTGGGTCAATCGTATAGACTTCACCTGTCCTGGTAGATTTCCGTTCCTCGTTAATTATCTGAGTGATTACGCGCACATAAGGCTGAAAGCCAGCCCAGAAGTCTATCCGAGTATTACCAATCTTAATTTTCCCAAAGTCGCTAGAGCGAGGATCATCTTCTGTTTCTGCACCACCTAGTTTTGCTAGAGTTAGTGCCATCATGCCTGTGCCCACGAAAGCTACGAGGTTGCGAGCAACCACCTTTCGCACTGCCGGTGTTGTGTTAATCAAATCAAGAGGCACTTGGAGCCTGGACATGATAAATCTAGGTGAATAAAATGCAGCAGAAAGCCAAGCTCCTGCCCTGCTAAACGCACCTAGGTCACCGCGCCCGGTGGCATGATTGATAAACGCTGCCAATTTGTCATAGTCGCCACTGGTCTTACCTGTTCCCTCCCACTGGTGAGCGTAATAGGCATACGTCTCAATTCTGAGGACATTGAGCATCGTGATATAAGCTCTCTCTGAAGCACGAACTATCGCACCGAGAACAGGCACTTTCTCAATCAACCTCCCTCTGAAAGCCTCTTCCCTGGCCTCAATTCTGACAGCTTCTTCTATAGGAGCAACGTAAAGTCCATGTTCACGTGCCGAATCTGCATACACATTGTTGTGCACAATCTCATTTATTAGCTTAAAGTTCTTTTCGCTGAACACAACCTTCAGCTCTGCCTTAAAAGCTGTGGCAAACTGGACAGGTTGCCCGAAGGCTAAAACTGCCCCTTGCCTGAGACTGGCAGATAGGTCTGCAAAGGTCTGTAGGGTTCGTGGAATGTTGGCTATGTCCTGAATAATTCTGATTGCCCTCTCCCTTGCTGCCATTTTACTCATAATGGCTTTAATGAAGTCTGCGCCAAACTCTCTTTCCAAGAGAAGGAGCTCACCTTCAGTCGGGATTGACCCCATAACCAAATTCGTGAAAGCCTGATAAGTATTGAGTTTCTCAAAAGGCCTTAAACTATTATCAAGGCGGATGCGGTCAATCATTCGCTCAATATCTGCATCGGTTATCTCGAACTTCTGCAAGTCCAAGATATACTCGCCCTGTGGTAAAAATCCCTTCAGAGCCCCCTTAGCCTTCTCAAAAGCCTTGTATCCTTCTCCCCCCTGTAAAATACTAGCAAAGATAGCAGAACGCCTTGATAACTCCTGATGTTTCAATACCTCAGTAACTTCCCTTGCGGGCTTGGCATCCTTAATACACTCGATAAACTTCTGCAGGATAATCTCATCGGATGCTGGGGTCGGGTCTGTTTTAACTCTGTTAATATCTTTCTGGCTTGGCTCTGGCTTAGGTGCTGGTTCAAGCGCAGGCACTTCAGCTTGCATTGATTGTCTTGCCTGGTTATAGACATTCAGCATCTCTTCAAGCTGTCTTATCGTGTATCCCTTAAATAGATTTCGAGCCCCGCCATGATATGGGAGTTCTCGATTTGATAATTCGGCTTGAACCTCTCTGATTAAGGAATCGAGGTCTTGAATACTCTTTACAGCGTCAACTTCCTGTAATGCCTCAAGCCTGGCAAGCTCTAATCTCAGGTTTCCTTTAAGCCCAAGTGCTGACCTGCCCTTGGTTTCGAGTGCCTTTTTAATCTCGGCAATTCGGTCTGTGGTAGCCTGCTTGTTATATTCCCTGAGCCTCAGATAGTCGTCCATGCGAGCCTGGACTAATTTCCCTGTCGGCGCAGGTTTAACTTCCTTTGCTGGCACTTCCTCTAGCATAGAAGGTTGCATACCAGCTTCTGGCATACCAGCTTCGGCTTTGGGAACTCCCACCGCCTTCTCAGGCTCAAAAACTACAATCTCATCGCCCTTTTCAATAATATCTCTGGCTACAAGCCCATCATGCCCTCGTTTCTTAAGATAATCTGTAGCAGCTTGGGCAGCGAGTTCGTCAGCTTCCTCTACTGTCTTGCCCTCGTTAATTGCCTCTTGCCTTGCGGGTCTGGTAGTCTCATTCCAGAAGGCTTCAGCCTCTTGTTGAGTCTTTATAACGAAGGGGTTTTTGAGATTGACTGTCATAACCTCTTTGCCGTCGTAGGTCTCAGCATATTCCTTGTTAGTCGTGTAGTAAGTCCCCTTGCCGAACAAGCCTTCATCTACAGGAGCACCGCCCTCTTTATAACCTCGATAGACAGTAGCGGTATATGGCTTGCCTGTGGCGATTTCGGGAACTGCTAAGTCAGGATAATCGGCTAGGACTTCGGCGGGAACGGGCTTGCCTTCTGAGAGGGCTTTTTCTACCTGCCATCTATGAGAACGCCCACCTTGAATGCGAGATAATTCATCAGAGGCTTTTGCCATTTTGGTTGTTAATGTCTCCGTCAAACCACGACTTTGGGCTTTCTGGAGTTGGTTAATATAGTTGTTGTATTCCCCCTCTGTCATCTGCCAAGGTTCTTTGGCTTCAGCTTTGGCTTTGGGGATTGCTGCTTTCGATTGTGCTATCTCATCCCAAAATGCTTTTACATTGAAATAACCTGCTTTTTCTAGGTCATTCTCCAACTGGTGAATATCTAATTTAGAATCTCCTGGGTACTGCCAGTTGGTTCCTATTAGAAATTCTACATAGTTTTGTTTCCTATTTTGATAATCTTCTATGATATTCCTTAAAAGCTTAATGCCTTCTGGTTCAGATATTTTCGTAACCTCTGGCGTAACAGGCACACCCTTCTTCGCAATCTCATCCGCTACCCTCATATCTTGGAGAATACTCTCTGGTAGAGTAGGGATAACAGGCTCTTGGCTTGGGAGTTTTGCCTCAGGATGCTCTTCCAAGTATTCCTCTTGTGCTGCCTCGATAGCCTCAGAAAGCTCCGCTTCGCCCTCAGTAGTCTTAGCCAGCTCATTAGCAGCCTGCACCTGAGCTTCCTGTTCGGTGAGTCCAGCATCCTTAAACCTTTCAACCAACCCACTGTATTGCTGCTGCATCTGGGGCGAAAGCCTGTCGTAGAATGTATTAAACGAGGCATACCCACCGATAGCACCAAAGGGTGTTGAGGCTATTGTCGCCTGAATGTAAGCATGGCTCACACCCTCCATAAGAGATTGCGTTTCGTCATAATGCTTGAGGATAGCGTTATGTATTACCTGTGTAAATACTTCCTCTAAGGCTTCAGTCTGCGTGATAACAAGGCCGGTCAATATCTTCTTGGTAATCCGACTTGCTACTCCCCTGAAGATGGTATTCCACATTGGTTGAACTGCTGCCTTAATAGGCTTGAATACCAATCCTAAGAATGGTAAGTCTGACGCTGTTTCAATCCCCCCAGCAATGAGTCCATAGCGTTCACCCCATTTTGTAGCTTCCTCAATGGGAACTCCTTTACTCACCAATTCATCAATCATACTGCCGGCTTCAGGCATTGCTGCCAGGGCTAACCCTGCCGGTATTCCAGCAAAAGGAGTCGCTACGGCGCTTACTCCTACTATCGTTCCCATAACAGCTAAGGTATAGGCTAAACTACTTGAAATTGAATAAGCCCAATAACCCGGGTCTTTAAGCAAACTAGGGTTATCAAAGGGGTTTTCCAGATATTCAGGTCTTGGTGCCAGTTCAGGATGCTCAGCCCAAAAGGTTTCGTGTTCTGTCCTTCTCCGTAAATATCCTGCTATCGTGTTTTGCATCCCCTGTTCATATTGTGCTTGTGCATATTGTGGGAAAAATTCTGGAGCTATTGCAGTTGTATGAGTAGCCCAAGCTGAATAAGCCTCTGGGTTCTTTTCGGGGTCTGGCGGTGGATTTGTGAACAGGAATGTTTCTATATTTTGCTTAAATCCCATAGCACCGGCAATAACCGCATCCCACGCATCTTCCAGCTTGCTCTCAGGTATGTATCCTGGGGCAGTTACCGCCGTGCCAAATATATCCTGAAAGTCTGCTTCGGTAATTTCTGGTATCAAATATCGTAGCAGTGCCTCAGTTCCCCCAGTCCTGCCAATTTCCCGTATATCTGCCAGAAAACCCTCTGCGTCAGTGTTGATATAATCTACGACTTCCTGAATATCCTTCTCGGGGAAAACAGCTCCGAATACTTGCTCGGTTTCAAGCTGCTGCCTCTCTCTTAAGTCCACCCAGCCTTTGACATCTAAGGCGCCACCAGCTCCTTGATATTCCTGGTATGCACTCTTACCTTCTTCGGTTAAGTCCTCTACAGTCAGAGGGTATGGAGTAGCCTCAAAGGCTCCCGTTGGTTCGCCTAGAAGTGCCTCCATGTCAGCTCTAGCCAATTGGTCGCCAGATGGTGATATGTACATGTCATCCTCAGTAATCTCCCACTTCTGAGGGGTAATAAGGCTAGAAGTAAAACCGCCGTTGCCTTCTATCGGACTCATCTTGAGCATCCAGCCTTCCTGAAGTGCTAAACCCATTTGAGCAGCTTCAGAAGGTGTAAAGAACAAAGGCTGTGTGGGGAAGGTAGTCGTTAGCCTTTTCTGCTCAATAGCAGTTGTTAGCTGGGGATACATCTCCCTGACATCTTTGAGGGAAGTCCCATATTGCGACAGTAAGCGCTCAATCTCTAGCTGCTTTGCCTGCCCGTATTGTTTTAGCAAGTCCTTTTCGTTTAGAGTAAATCCATTCATTCCTCTTTCCCAGTATTAAGTTTTCCTAGCTGGCCACCAGTTCGTAGCATCTCTAGGAAGTTCGGCCTGGTTGTCTTGGGCTTCTTTTCTACTCCCTCATCATCTTCAAGAGCCTCAAGAACCATTCGGTCAAAGTCATCTACAGTAAATTCAAAGTCGAGGTCTTTACTCATTTTCAGCCTCCTCGATAGCTTCTTCTTGCATTGGAGCTCTACTTAGCATTGATGGTCTTTGTGCAGCTTTGCCGGCAGGATTCCCTCCACCACCTTCCTCTAGCGAAGGTTTAGGCTTACCTTCAGCCTGGACATTGGGGAAACCATCAGCTTCTAACCCGCTCAAGCGCCCCATAGCCTTCCTCTGCCTTAGAATTGTGCGTATCCTCTGAGCCAATATGCGAGCCTCAATTTTGGCTTGTCGGCTTAGCTTATCACCCTTTTTGACAGGTTCAACCAACTTTCTTCCTCTCCTGAATAGGAAGAGAACCTCATCTACACCTTCAGCTTGCTGGGACAGAAACTTAATCTCTTCCCCGTCGGGGTCTTTATCGTTCAGGAACTCCCGCCTTATAGTGTCTCTACTGTAGAAGTTACTTGCATCCTTGGCTATAGCGAAATTGGCTATCCGTTGCTCTGCCGATTCAGTGAAAAACCGGTATTTGATTGTGTAGTCACCCTTGAGGTCATCTGGTTTATATTCATTCTCGCTGCCCTCTGGCCCCACGATTATAGGCTGGTCTAGCTGTATGCACTGGTTAATAAGCATGCGGCTGAGAGCCTGGTAAAATACCGCCTTCGTATTCACTCGGGGCAGGAATATGTCGTTTCGCGAGCCAGTGAGCCTGGCCATTGCCAGCGAAGAAAGCGGGAAGTTCAATGTTCCATAATCAATCGCTGCCAGGCTTCCACGCTGTGCATCGGTTTCGACAATAGAGTAGTATAATGTCGTGGCTCTCTTTATGTCGTTGACTGGCATAGCGGCAAAACCACCGCCTATCTCTACTGGATGCACAGTCCTTTGCTTGTAGGGTGATGTCTTTGGCTTCTTGGCTTGCCCTGGCTTTGAGGTCTCTAGCTGCAAGGCAGCGAATAAGGCATTGACACTTATGGTCTTTAGAATTGTTGCGATGCCGTTCTTCTCTGACCAGAGTTCACGGTCAGCCCAAAGTATGCTTTCACCACGATGCTCCACTGCATCTTTGCTATAGAACATGGAGCCAGCGTGGACGACTGAATAGACAAAAGGCGGGTATTTATAGGTGTTAGGCTGCTGTCGAGCTATTTCCTTTTGCACAAAGACGAGGTTCTTTTCAGAGTTCCACAGGTCCACGACTTCGTTCTCGCTGCCCTCTACAGTCGGCAGCGTGTCACCGGGCTTGCTATATTCCCGCTCCAGTTCCTCTTTAGTCTGAGTAAACCATGGGGCTCCCCAAACAATTCCGTTTTCTCCCAACTCCGGGGCGAAGAACCGGGTGTCCAGGGGAGTGACATCAGGGATAAGCACGCCATCTTTGCTTATCCTTAGACAAGGACGGGCAGCAACATGACCTCGAATCATTATCTGCTCATCGGCGAAAGGCCCTAGGCCCCATATACCCTTTTTCTCTAGCCATTCGTCTATCATGTAGTAGACATCAGAGAGGAATTGCTCAATCAAGGTAGTTTGCTTGTCCGTTAATTTGTGCCCCTCAACGATTGCCTGCATGGTCGCACCGCTGAGTATTGATATGGCTTTAACGGCATAGAGAAGGCAATCATTCAGCGTAACATTGGCGACATCTGGCATTTCCTTGTTGGGGTCATCCAGCATCATCATCTTGTAGGGCTTGAGGAAGTAAAGAGCCTCGTCCACGTCCATCCGGTCATGTATGGGCTTCAGTGTTCCCCGCTTATTGTCAAATACCTTGTATTCGTTTGTGGTTTCGTCTGCCATAATTGCTCCTTAAGGGATTAAATCCTCTAGCCTAAATACTAATTCCTCGGTGGCTTCATAGATTTCATCCTCAGATGTGAACCGATAACGCCCATCCTTCTCTAATCTGGATACTAATAAGTGTATTGCCTCATGCTTGGCAGTTCGCTTAATATCCTTGAAGGGTTTATCTTTGTCAGGCAGTTCACTGTTTAGTGTTGCAGTAGCTACCATATTCCCCTGGTTGACAGAAAGGCTTGCGAAATAACCCTCTTCTGGCTCATATTTGAAATAAACCTTATAGCCAGTAAGCCCAAATAGCTTCTGCCACCTTTTGAACTCTTTTTGGAATAAAGCAAAATCCTTGTTCATTGCTCCTTAACTGTGTCCGTTCTTTGCCTTCAGCCATGTGAACAATTCGGCTGAGATTTTAGTGTTGGCCTGAACTGCCTCGTTGTAGTCATGTATGACTTCGGTAAGCCTATCTTCCATATACTTTCTATCATCTCTCAGTTGCTTGACCATGTTCTTGTAGGTGAGAAAAATGATAGCAGCGAGAACCCCCGCTATCCCACCAATGCTGCCGATATATTCAAGTAGTCCCATATAACCCTCCTTTAGAATTGCCAAGCCTCCGCCTCTTCCTTATTTACTGCCCTATCAGGTTCATCCAGGTCTGCTATGATGTAGCGTTCTGCTGCCATAAGGTGATAGTGAGATTCGTTCTCTATCTCATCGGTAGGTTGGTATCGCTCATCCAGCTTTCGGGAAAACGATTGCTTCTCGTCCAGGTAGCCCAAGAGGTCTTTGAATACCATAATCCTGTTGAGCTTGTGCCATGCGAATACCTTAGCGATTTGAGTCTCTACCTTGCGGTTCATCTCCGGGGGTTCGCTTATCGCCCAGCCATGAGCATCATAAGCCTGCCTAATCTCCTCTTCCTGGTGGCTGCCCCCCACTCTCTTAACCACTGTGTAACCTTCGGTTATCCTCTTAAACTCAGCCACATGCTCAGATACGCTCTTGCCAGCACCAGGGCGGTATTCGTGAAAAGCCCACAGGAGCCCAGTCCCCGGGTCTTCAGCGAAGAAGATAGCAGCAGGGTTAGCAGCTCCGAAGTCATGCCCTACATAGATTAGCCAGTTTTTAGGTATCTCGAAGCTTGCCTTTAAGCAGTGCTGGGGATTAAACGAGGAGTAGATAAGCCCTTCGGGTTTATCGTATCTCCCGCGATAAAACATATTGAACTTCCAGGTCGGAAGCCTTAAGCGGACTCTCTCAAACTCAGCCTGCGGAAAAGCCGGGTTCATTGTGGAGTCGAATATGATTACATCATAATCAGGGTCGCCAGCCTCCCATAGGTCGTAAACCTCGTTCTTAAACCAGCCCAAGCAGTAAAGAGAGGTTGTGAATAGTGCCCTTCCCTGGTAAATAGAAAGACGCCTTTGCACCGCTTCCCATGTATCCCGCCTGAACTGCTTTTGCCCAGGTTCGTCAAGCCATGCCGCCTTAGCCGTAGCTGACTCCAAAGACTCGGGATGGGTAGCACTGCCGAAAATCACTCTCGTCTTGCCGCTATGGAAGGTTAAAACCTTTTTGTAGTCGGAGTAAGTGCCTAAGTGAAGCAAGTCAACAAAGAGAGCCAGGAACTCAGGCAGCATCTTGAGCTCTAGCAGAGGGAAGGTAGATGTTACCGCTAAGTAGTCCCCTTCCCCACGGTTTTTAATCTCCCTGTAGAGCCAGTCCGGCCCAAAACATGTCTTCCCGCCCTGGGTGCCGGCCTGCATGGCGATAAACCTCTTAGTGCTCTGCCATGTCTTAGACTGCCCGGGGTGAAAGTTCAGGTGTATCTCATTGTCTATAAGCTCCCTATAAGGTCTAATCTCCTGAGCTACTGCCATTTTTATCCTCTGTTATGTGAGCCACTATCCTTTCGACTACGATTGGCATAGTCGGGTCTCCCCCGATAGGCTGAGTAACCTTACCCTCTGTCCTGTCTAAAAGTATGTTGAGGGCGACATCGCTCTTCTTTGCCCGCTTTATTAAACTATCAGCCAAGAGGTCAGCAAGGGTCACATTATCCAGTTCGCCTTTAGCCAACCTTTCCCTCAGAGCCTCACTGACATATTTGATGCCCGGTGGTCTCCCCTTTGGGTTTCCTGATTGCCCTGGCTTAAATTCCTTTCTACCTTTTGCAAGGTTCGCCAGTGTGTTCGGATGCCTGCCCACAGGGTATTTAGATTTCTGTTTTGCCATCTTGTTCCTCGGTGGTAGTTTCCTCTGCCTCTGTTATGCTGTCTCTAGTCCATGTGAAGTTGTCGTTCTCAAAGTCCATCTTTCTCCTTAATCTTTTCCCAGCACCCAGGATGCACGGGCACAATACCTACCTTCCCATATTGTTCCCTGTGCCACCAGACGTAATCATCATACTGCCAAATCATCTCCCTGCAGTATCCACATTTCATCTGGACACCTGCCTGTCGGATTTTGCCTGTGCCTATCATGTTTCACCAGAATATCACCTGTACGAGTTTCGCTATCAATATCCAGGCGATGACACCCATGACCCGCCCAAAGACGTAGTAGTGATGTTCCTTCTTGAGAGATTCCAATAGCTTACTGCTAGGCCTGTATCTGGCAGGCCAGGGACAAAGGACTTCGCAAAGCCCTTCTACAAGAGCGTGTACCTCCCCAGGCTTGTTTAGAAATTCCTTGAAGTCAATACCATTAAGCATTAGATTAAAGCAATAGCTCCCTCTAATGGATAGAAATCCTTAATCCTTTTTGTCCACAGGTATAATCCATCTGTCTGAATTTCCTGAATCATGTGCTCACTCTCATCAAGCAATACCAGACCATAGGCATGACCACCTTTGTAGTCTAATATCACTGCCATCTGGTTCAGGCCGAAATCAAGATGGGTATTAACCTTGAATAGAAAGGTGAAATCCTCACAATCAAAAATAGACTTGATATAAGGCAATTTATCGGTTAAATCATAAGGCACAACGATATTAACCCAATTCTTTCGATTTGTGATTTTGAAAGTGTCATCGAGCCGTAGCCTGATGATGTTGAGATTCATGGCTCTTAATTGTGCCTCAACCCAGGCATCGCTTTTCTCCACAATATGGTCAATCTTCGGCGGAGCAGGCCTAGGAACTAATAACTCAAGCTGCCTTATCGTGTTCTCTGCCTCAATAAGTTTAGAGCCAATATCCTTTAGGTTGCTACTGCACTCGGCAAAGTTTGTTGAGCACCGCTCATACTTTAGCTTATAGCCTGAAAGGTCTCCTAGAAAATCTTGCCAGTTAAACATCGTTTTTTTCTTTTAGTGCAGCCGCTATCTTGTTGGCTAATGCCTCAAGGTTGTTGGCACTATTGGCTTTGACATGAGTTATCGCCCGCTCCCCGAACCACCAGGCAATCGTAGGAATAGCTAATGCCAGGAACCACTCCGGCGCCGTGATCCCCTCAACAACGATTTGGGCAATCACGGCAGCGAAGATAATGCTAATTGCCGGCCTTGCTATTGCCCGGATGATTTGAACAACTGGATTCTCCATGGTGTAGCCTCCTGAAATGCAAAAACCACCCCGAAAGGGTGGCCCTAAAACTGCTTGCGGGCGTATTCTATCCCGTTAATTTAGGCTATCACAAGACTAAGAAGTTTGTCAAGTATTTCATTTCAGCTACGGCATTTTTCTACGGGGGTATATTTTTTATACCTTTTTTTGGCCAGCCACACCGTAAATGGAGTATCTTTTCTTTTACCAGCCACATAATAAAGTGCGTCCTTTGCTCCATCACTGAGGTATTCTATCTTGTCCTTATCGGGGTCTTTGCACTCGCTACGCAGAAGTTCACCTTTTAATGACGGATAAATCTTGTTCAGTCTCTCATCAAGCTCAGCTAGTGTCAATGACACCTTTACCCAACTTGCCTCACTCAATGCCCGACTACCCCCACCTGCTTCATCATCAACAGGCCAGGCTCTGCCCCGAATATCATACTCATACCTAAGCAAGAAGAAGATATGCTGTGGGCAATAAGTAATATGCTGATAGCCAAACCAGTGTTTCTCGCTCTCAGTTAATAGACAGTTGTTCCAGTCCTTACATTCCCGACACGGCCTGAAATCGCTCATCTTATTCGACAGTCCCCGGTCATACTAGCTCCATGCTCTTCATTGCTGCTTTCATTGCTGCCGGCCTCGACCATGTTCGGGCGAAGTCTGTCCATTCCCAAGGGTAATCAATCCACTCATCGGGTGGCTGATAAAGTTGAGCGAATGGCATAGCCCCGGCCTCCCATACGAGTTCCATCCTTGCCCTTGCGTCTGACAGGGTTTCACTCTTGTTGAATTTCAACAGGACATAACACCGCACCTTGTTTCTTGGAAGCTGGAGTAGTGCAACTGCCTTCCGTAGCGGCCTAATTGCCTCTTTCGTGTCGGCAGCGAGGAATACCTGCCTAAGTCGTAATGCCCTTATCTCGCTGGCAATTTCCTCTGTCAGGAGTCGGCTATCAAGGCCGCCACTCAATTCAACCTGATGCTGCTTTCGTAGCATGGCGAATACGTTTGTTAGGTGGCCTCTTGAACATTGGAGTATATTGTTGTCCTTGAGAACATTGCCCTCTTGGATTGGAAGTTCAAATAACCGGCCTTCCCTTTCGGGTACGAGACACCAGGGGCATCGGTTGTTACAACCTCGGCTTGTAAAGGTGATTCCACGTCGCACATACATTCCAGGAGTAAAGCCATCAGTCTCAGAACCGAGGGCACAACCGCCCAATTTAACGGGGTAATATTGCCCCCACGCTAGGGCGAGACGTTCTGCCTTTGCTCTATCCCAGGTCAAGGTGCAAGATACATGAACCTCATCGGCCTCGGGGCGAATCAGTCTTGAGGGAGGATCACCAACAAAAGACAGATCATCTTGTGGTGTGAAACTTGTCCGTCTGGGAAAGACTCTCAGAATCTTCACCCTTCCCTCCCATGACCATCAACTGAGTAACCGGGTTTCTGCTGCATCAGCTTGTCTATCTCCGCGAGGTCCTCGATTTTCGTCTCACACTCGATAGCACGGTCACCGCGCTTTGGTGGTATGAATTCCTTGCCGAACTGCTCCTTGTAGAAGCAAATTAACTTCTCTTGGTCACCGGGTTTCAAAATATCCCAAAACTTAGCCATCGTCTTAATAAAAAAAGAGGCGAGCCAGACAGCCCTTGCCGTCTTGAAGCTCGCCTCCAGTTCCTATGCTGGTCAGCTAGCTTAGCTCTTTATCCAATCTTCTCCGTTCCATATCTTTGAGTAGCGTTCCTTCATCACGACTCTTATGCCTGCTTGTTCCTTCGTAGGAACATTCTCGTAGACTAGACATTTCCTATCAAAATCATGCCAGTCTAACCCACTTACTTCCTGCAACTGGTCTTGGCGTGGTAGCCAGATATGAATAGTTGCTTTTGGTAATCTTGGCAATTCATCAATAAACCCACCTTCAAACCATAAATTATCGCCTTCATCTAAGAGTATATTTTTAGCTGGCTCATCATCACCACAAAAGATTTGATGTCTCAAGAGTGGTTGACTAGCAATATCATCATGCCAGGGAAATAACGCCTGTATCTCCTCTGCCTTCTCGCACATCTTGATATAAGTTTCACTAGTGTCCATTTTGCCCTCCTATTTTATCAAATCTAATTAGCTCTGTGCCAAGCCCATCTTCGGTATTCGCTATCCACTTACACGGGTCGCCATCCACGAACTCAACTTTCTCAAGCCGCCCATACGGATGTTTCTCTCCCCAGTCTAGGAAAGCACTTTGAGCCTTAGTAACTTTTCGGGTTATCCTTTCTTTCATACGTCTGCATTACCAACTACGTTCTTTATCGGGTGAAATAGGGCGAGAATATCTTGGAGAGCTTCCCCGTAAGCAATGCGCTGAGCCACATGGTATCTATCTTCGGGATAAGGATTCTCCACCTTCTCTATTTCTTCGGCTATTAGGGTGAGGATTTCATTGCCAATCACATCAGGCGAATCACTAATCTGTTCCATAAAATCCTGACCAAACTTTGCTATGATTGCATCTATCTTGTCTTTCATTTATCCCTCCTTTAACATCACAAATTGTGACCTTATTCAATGCTCCTGCTGTCTCCTGCTTTAATAGCTGCTTAATTCCCAGCCTTTACCTCATCCCATAGCTTCCGTAGTCCAACGGCTTTAGACGCACTACCTTCTCCTAATTCTTCTGCCAATCTAGCGAAATCCACAGGAACTCCACTAGCAGCTGAGGACATTGCATTTAGAAACTTTAAGTCAATCTTTATTCGCTCTTGTTCCTCTTCAGTAGCTTCAGCCATCACCGCTCCAATAGCCATCTTAAATTGGCTTTCCTCATCGAGGACACACCAGTGCCCTAACGCAGCTCGCATAGCAATCTTAAGCCTTTCTTCTAGTGGCTGCTTAGAATCAACCGCAGCCCTTAATTCTGCTATGCCTATCATTATCCTATTATCCATTTACCCCTCCTTCTCTAGCTCCTTTACTTTCTGAGTATATTTGCAATCCCCTCAATGTCTGCCGGCCGCCACAGCCAGACCTCTTGTCCGCAGGCTTTAAGCTCTTCAAACACCTGTTGTTGTTCAGGACTCATTTTGCCCTTCTCGCTCTTCAATTCTGCGAAGATTACACGCTTCTGTTCCTTGTTGATGAGTAATAAGTCCAGCATCCCCCTTGGGCTGTGAATTGATGTCCAAGTAAATAGAAATCTCCACCCGAAGAGGTTGCACAGGTCTCTAACCCACTCTCTCAGGTCTCTCTCGGTGACTATTATCCTATGGGTTTCTGTTTTCATAACTCAACCTTTCGCCAGCCTGCTTCACATATATCTACAAGAGCCTGTTTATAGCCACCCTGAGCAAGAGTTAAGTATGGTGGTTTATTAGGCAGGCTCTGGTCTTGAGATAATCGCACATAGCCAGCTTCTTTGTAGAGAGTGTGGATTTGGTCGGCGTGACTCATAATCGCTTCAACACCCCCAGGGTAATTATTCTTTAAGTCGTCAAAGGTATGATACATTCTAGGGTAACTATGCTCATATAAATATTGTGCTATCTTCTCTCTTAATTCATCCATATTTCCTCCTTATACTCGCTACTTTAGTATTGTCATCTAACCTTTTCCCACTCGCTTGCACCATAAGCCCACTTCAACCCATCATTAAAATTGGCTATATCACTATGGGGTCTCGCATCCTCATCTGCACACGGGATAATATCTTTGAGCAAAGAACCCCCGTTTATCACAGTGATTCCCCAGACAGCCATATCTCCTTTTCCATACTTCACTTCCAAGAGAGTGCCATCGCTGAATATAACCAATTCTCCATGCTCTCTATCGTCTGTCCCAAAATTTCCGATTTCACCAGAAATATCGCCATCAAATTCAATAAGGTCATCTGATTCACCATATACTTTTGTAGCCATATATTCCCTCCTTATACTTTCTGATTGCTTGCTTCATTTCTTGGCTCTTTTGAAGGAATACTGGGTTCAAAAAATCCCAGCTTACCCTTGCATGGTATCGGCTTATCGTATAGGATAGGGTTAGCCAGCAACAGACCATACATACCGACCTCATGCCAGGGTGAATAGAGATTGTTGTTTTCATCCCCATAGCGATACTTGCAACCGACAATATCAACTTCGCCGATGATGGCTCCACGGAAAAAGAATTTTATTGGTGTTATTGCTTCAATAGCTTTACCTATTGGCGAATCGGGGTCA